CATACCCATCTCATATATACTTATATTTGGATATGTTTGTCACACACCGATTACTTGTTTGTCACACTTTGAGGTTACCTTTTTGTTACCCCTACTTGATCTCTCTACCCTACTTGATACTCCTACCCTGTTTTCTACCCTATCACCCTACCTGTTCCTCCTAACTTGTTCCCCTATACTCCGTCCTCGAATTTATAATCTGGATTTGTTTTCCCTACTTAATTCTCCTACCTGTTCTTCCTTATAATGTAGGTTATAATATCTTTCCCCATTCTCTATAGCCCAGTTTTGTTTTTTGTTTATAACATCTCTGTTATATGCTCCTACTATTATGTCACATTCTTTTTCTAATAACGTTTCTATATTTTGAGACATCCAATAGTGAAATTCGCTTTCACTCATTTTGTAGTAGTTCTCTTTAAGTTGTTGTATCGGTGTTTTCATTTTTTAGTCCAATATAATTTTTCACTATCACCATCCATATAAAACGCTACATCACCTACCTTGTATTTTATATTAGTGTAGAACATTATTCCATTTTCTGCCATTACCTCCCATTTATAACCATCTACATCTACTTTAGTCACACTTACAATTGGAACAGGGAATAATGGTGTCCATTCTAATGTTATTGTAGTTGTATCTTGGGTGGTTAATGTATCTACCTCATAACATTGAGTTATACATGTTGTTTGTGGTGTACATGATGCTAACACTAATGCTGCTACAATTAATACTTTATTCATTTTCTAAGTTTATATTTGTTAATTCAATTAATGCTTCTTTTTGGATTTGTTTTTCATATTTGGTATGTGGATAAAAGTCTACACAATAAACCTTTACTCGCTCAAACTCTAATCCACCATTGAAATCATCTACTTCATAGACATGATGTCCTTCAAATTCATCTGGGTATTTACTATTAAATGGTACCCACTCAATATATTTGGTTTTATTGTCCGTTCCTATTCCATAGTACTCATCTATACCTGCTTTAAGATCCTCTTCTGTATGAGCAGTTGCTATTGGCTTTCCCCATTGAGTTAAGGCCACATATGTTACTCTAATATATGTTCTTGTTTCTGTCATAATTTTATTCATTTATAAATTTCATAGGTGCCCAGTAATAATATGCTTTACAAAATATATCTTCACCTTTCTTAACTTTATAAAGTATCTCAGCTGTTTCTAACCAGCGTGTTTCACCATCAATAGTCATTGGCCACCATAGGAATTTTGTTTTAGTTCTTTTAGTGTCATCCCAATAATCTTCTATTAGTTGTTTTTTTCCTGTAAATCTCATATTAATCGTTTTTCATGATGGTCTTTTGGTAATGTTAGTTTAGCAATTGGTCTAGATGTCATTTTAATTAATATATCATCCATTTCAATTGGCTCCAAATCATTTCCATCAACTCCTACATCCATTGCTTTACCCGCTGCCATTCTTAAATGTTTAGGTAAATGAACGTGTCCATGTAAATGTATTGCTCCATCATTCATTCCATTCCAACTTGCAATTGGGTAGTGCATACAAATAAAACGTACTCGTTCTTTTTTCTTACCTGCTACCCACCATCTAACATCTAAATCTAAGTAGTGATTTACTGAACTGAATATTAACTGTATATCGTCTCTATTTTTTTCAATATGGTGATCATGGTTACCAAGTACTAAATGTATATTTTGACATATAATTCTATCTCTAAATTCTTTAATACTCTCAAACCCACCAAATGACCAATCACCTAAGTGAATTAGAATATCATCTTGTTGAACATACTTGTTGATATTAGATACTAATGCCTCATTCATTTTTTGTAATGAACTAAAGTCACGAGTAACCGAGTCAGCATCTGTCCAACGTGTAGTTGCTCTACATATGTTAGTGTGGTTGTAGTGAGTATCACTTGTGAACCATAATCGTTGATGTTGTTTTAACTCTATTTTCATAATACCTAAATATAATAAGAAAAGGCCCGAAGGCCAAATCTTAGTGTGAATCTCCTACATCATGTTTCTCTCCGTAGATGAGATAGTCTGGGTTAATTACTTTGGCAACTTTATGACGGTTACCGCTATATTCCTTTACTACAATACCTTCATGTGGCACTTTAGTACCTTCAATAAAGTTATTAAATGTAAATTGATCCTGCGCTTCTTGAGACCAAGCTCCTACAAACAGTACTGGTACATGTGGTAACATTAAACACTTCTCGCTAGCAACTTGCACATTGGTTGTAGTTTGATACTCTCCATTGATAGTGATATCGAACACTGCAAACTCCAAATCCTTCAATCCATAGTCATAGTTTTTTTGGATTCCAGGACCATATATCTCACCATAAACTACTACTCCACTTCCAACTTCAGCTGGTGTGTGGTTCTTAACAAATGCCCATAACTTGTTTTTAATATCATATTTGTCAGCTACCTCTCTCCAAACATCAGTATCATAGAAACCTTGAGTATCAGATCCTTTCTCTACATTATGTGAACCATAAACATATTCATATTCAATCCATTCATCAGCCAAACGTAAGAATTTTTTACACTTATCCCAAAATGATAATTTACGTTTCTTAACAATACCATAACGAGCATTTGTACCATGTATCTTACGAGTGATCTGTACATAATCTTCTTCAGTAAACATCCCAGTTACATTCTTAATGTTAGGAAATTTATAATACACGGTAAAATTAGGATTTTGATGGTATTTAACTTTACGTCCTGATGCTAATTGGATTTGTACAGCTGGTGGTTCGTATTTGAAGATGCCCATTACTTCCATCACATCTTTACCTTCCACTATTTCGCTATCAAAAAGCCCAGTGTAGTGTGTTGGAATAATCAAACACTCAGAATACACTCCTCTTAACTTAACAGTACGTACACGTTGACCTTTACGTAAGTAATTAGTTACGTTCATTGCGTCTGAAAGTTCTTGAGGTATGACTGCATCTGTTGTTGCTACAACCACTAAGTCATCAACTTTGTATTCGCCTTTCTTGATAATACAATTCCATCCACCGATAACACCTTGTTCGATATTATCGGCTCCAGGTATTTCTTTAATTTCATTTACACGTGCTACATAGCACACTGAGTTATTATTTTCCATATTACAACTTTATTTCAAAACGGTTTCGCATTTGTTCTATCTTATCATCTGGGCATCCATGTGTGTTTACTCCACCATGTCTATTCTCTACTATAAGGCAAGATGTTTGATAACCATACTTCTCAGCTAATTCAAAATAAGCATCCATTTCCCATTCCTGAGTGAATGTGTTGGATACGACAACTGGAGAGTGTTCATATTTCATTAGAAACTCTGTTTCGTCTTTACACCAAGCATGAGCATCCTTAATTTTTGAAGGTTCAAACTTATAGTTTCCTTCCCCATCAACAAAAAACATATCCGCCTCTTTATGAGCATAGTCCTTGTTAACTAATAGTTTTGCTAATGTCGATTTACCTGACCCAGGCAATCCTCTTAATAGTATTAATTGTTTCATGGTATATATAAAATTGTTGGGTTGTCTTTATGAATTTCAATTTCTGGGTATTCTAAATGGAATGCTTGGGTATCAAATGGTTTTGTAATCAAATGGCATCCATTTTTAGTTGGAATGATGTGTAAACATTTTGGCCCATTAGGTAATAGTTTATGATCAATCATAGCCATCATCATTGGGCTTGGTGTACTCATATTATCACAATCTAAAATAAATGTTCTATTTTCTTTTGACTCACCATTATTACGCCCAATAACAGTTTCAAGACTAGATTTAATACCTTCATATTGACCATTAGCAATCAGTTCAGCATTATGTCTTAAACACTCTAAAGCAATCTTACTAAACTTTCTTCTATTTAAATGGATATAAGCTCTAGCTTTAAATATATCACACATGTAAACGAACTCAGATATATTTTTATTAAACTTTTCCTCACTCGAAATCATATATGAGCGAATGATTCTATTATTTGAACCTAATTCAGGATGTTCTTTTGTACGTTGTATGATCTGAATAAAGTAGAAGTAATCATCTTCAAACTTTAATATTTTCCTTATTTGTTCAAAATTGTTTATCATAACCTTTATTTAATATTTAAATATAATAAAAAATGGCCCTAAGGCCAAACTTTATTTACAATTTTCTTCATAAAATGAATCAGGATCATGTTTGTGTACCCACCTTCCATGTTCATTTTTAACATATTCACCCCCATTCTTAATACATTTAGTTACAAGTGCTATTTCATCTTGTTCTAAATCTTTCAAATGAGTCGCTAACCAATGATGGAATTGTGCTTCATCCATTTTGTAGTATACGCTTTTAATTTTTTGAATTGGTGTTATCATTTTAGTTGTCTCCATAAGGTGCTTCATTCCAAGTTTTAAATTCATCTTCATCATCCCATGTCCACTCATCTTCTTCCCATTCCTCATCATAACCACTTACTAATGCCTCATCATATGGTATATCCATCCAACGTGTCACTTCTCCTTTTAAGCCATCTTGCCACATGTCACCCCATTCTTCTCCATCCCAATAACACATTTTAATATAACCATCATGCATTCTACAAATAAAACTACCAGGTGTATCTGGGTTTTCATCATGCCATATTTTATCCTTGTTGTGGTTCTTCATAGTTTAGAGTATTATCTGTAGTTGATGTTGTGTATAAACCTTCTACTTCACCTGAGCTAATTGTAGATATATTACGTCCACTTATTAATTCTCCTAAAGTACGAAGTGAACTACTTATTTTTTTATCTCCTTTAGCATTATCATTAATTGCTTTAATTTCATCTGGGGCTAAGTGGTAGTTACTCTGCTGACAATTTCTCAAATCAGTAATGATAATATCCATTATATCATCAGGTAAATTTAATTCTAATGAATCAAGTCTATTGTCTTCAACATCCCAAAATGACAATTCACGAGTGTGTTCTTTATCTAGATTTTTAAATGTTGCTACTTTATAACCTGTCTTTTTATTGATGGTATAAATTAGAATACCTCGACTTGTATAATTATAGAATTGATAGTCTTCACTTTCAGCCGCGGTACACCATCTAGTTCCAGCACCGTATTTTTTAGATGATTCATATGTTAATGGTTTAATAATTAACCATTCCTCATCCTCATGCAATTTTAAAACAAGTTTCTCTAATTCTTTATCTATCAATTTTAACTCAGCAATTGATATCTGTCCCAACACATCTTCTATTGTTTTGTATGATGTGACATCTTTATTATCAATTAAACCACGTTCGTTTAACTCAATAAATTTATTAAAGCTTCTTACATCGCGGTAACCCATTTCACCAACTAAATCACAAACAAATTGCTGTTGGATGTGATTTAATTTTTTACTTAATTCAACAATATATTCTTTATTGAATCCCATATCCATCATTTCTACTTGAAATGAAGTTAGACTATCTTCATCATCATTGTCATCATCATCTTTTTTAGATTTTTTAGTTTTATATATGTTGAGATACATTTCAACATACTTAGTCTTATAGGTTAAACCTAAAGCATCAATAAGACTGATGTCAAGATCTGGATTTTGGGTTTTTAATGTGTTTAATTTACTCATAACTATAATATAATAACCTTTATTTAAAATGCCAAGTTAATTTAATAAGGGCATTACTATTTTTCTTCATCAAATAAATCTTCTCCCTTGTAGTCTGGATGGTTTTTCTCCATGTAATCAATACCTCGAACCATTGCTATAGCTATTATAGTTGCTAATACAAATGAAATAATTGCTGACACTATCATAAAAATAATTTTTTAATAATTTCCCATTTTGATTTAAATTCTATTCTCTCAAACTTATTATTTGTATTCACAACCCAAGCAAACATACCCCCACTCCAACGTTTGTAAGTACAATACCTACATACTAAATTCTTACCTTGATGTTCAGGTCGCTGGTATGGTCTAGGGTTGTTGGTGAACATAAATAATGGATATGTTCGTTTACAGTCAAAACATTTTTTCATTATCCAATTATTGTTTCCATTGTATGAGGTACTACCCATCGAGCACAGTCTTGAGGCAGACGATGAATATGTTTGTAGTTGTTGATATAACCCATCATGTTAGCACTACCAACAGCATTTGCTGAATGGACCATTACATGACAAACTGGAGCTCCATTTAACCACTGTTCAACTAACCATTTAGTACAATCCATTCCTGTTTTTTCAGTAATATTGTTGTAATCTAAGGTGTAGTTATGATAAACATTAGTGTGCCACTCATGCATAGCTGAGTCACCTAAGTCGTGGTCCAAGGAGATCAATCTGATGTTGTCTAGTCCTATCTCAGTAACCTTAGCTACAAACTCATCATAGTTTCTTACTACTACCCAATCACCAGTTTCTGGTTTAGGTGTTCTAATATCATCTAAATATATCTGTTTCATATTATTCATAACTTTCTCTATCAATATTAATTACATATGGAAATCTTGGAACACCATCTGGTGTTAGATTAAAATACTTAACTGTAGCTGACTTGCCAATTAATTCTTGTCTTTGTTTCCAAAGCTCTTTACATTCGTCCCAACTATACTTAGGTGATGAATTGAATATATGACCTGTTTTACTTCTAAATACAAACGAACCTACCATTCCTGTTTTATTACCTTCACCTTCAACTACATCTAAAATAGTATACTCTTCATCAATAAACGATTTATGTTTAAGTAATGATTTGGAGCGTTTTGATTCATATTCTTTATCCAAACGAATCATTTGGCCCTCATAACCTCTATCAACATAATCACCATACCATTCTTCAATTTCTTGAGCATTTCTAACATCATATGTCTCTACTATTTTACAACACTCTGGTAGATCTAAATTAATTAAAACATTTAATCGTTTACTAAACACACCACTACAACTAGGTAAATCATAAATGTGATATTGAATTGACTCAGCACTTTTTCTTAAATCATCACTTGTTGGTTTAGTTTTTTTAACCAATGAACAAATAGCGTTAAAGTCATTCGCAAACTTATCAGCATACAACTCACCATCAAAAATCAAATCAGGATTAGTTTCAAATAATGGTTTCATTGCTTCATAGATATGAGGTGCTGAAACTATTTTCTTACCGTTTCTACTCCACATGCCATCTGCTCTAACAATACATCTGATGCCATCTAATTTAGGTTGTGAGTAAACAGGATAAATAATTTTATCCTTATAATCTTCAAATTTATGAGCTAACATTGGATTAAAGAATTTAGGTTTATCAATATCATCTATTGACTCATAACTACCTAACTCTAATTTTTTAGTCCACATCGCTTGAGCCTCAGCTAATGCTTGTTGTTCAGGAGTGGTTTCATTTTTCTTACCTAAATTCTTACCTGAACAACAGGTCCATTCAGAAGTTGTTTTAATTCCATCTGTGTAACCAGATATTGTTCTAAAACAATTGTTTTCAATTTCAACGGTCCATTCATTAATTTTACCGTTTACTGCGCGTTTAAATAATGTGTTTAATTTCATAACCTAAATATAATAAAGAATGATCCAAAGGCCAAACCTTATTTCCAAACACTTGGATGTTTCCACACCTTTCTTTTAGTTAATTTATCTTCAAAATTACTAAATTTAAACTTTTTTTGATAATCAACTCTCATAAGTGATTCATTTCCATTTTTTTCTCTCCATTCTTTAAACATTTCATACTCAGATTTAGTCATTCTAGACATTACAATTTGTCCATCTGGGTCAGAATATATATTATAATATTTTAAATCTAAAAACATTATCTCATCAAATGGTGGGAATGTGTATAATAAAGTAGGCCCAGTAGACATCTCATATAAACTTATATTAAGTTCTTCATATATTTTTGTTATAGTGTCTAATTTTGATTGTAAACTATCTGATATAGCTTTTTGAGCTGTTAAAGCTTGTGTATTAGTTACCTCAACAAAGACTACTTTTTGCTCATACTTAGTGATAGTATCAGTTTGTTTTTCAATAATAATTTTTTGTTGTGTTATTGTTGATTCTAAATCACGAAATTTTTTATTAATGGCATCAGCTTGAGTAGTTGTCATAACTACTATTGATGTTTTACCATCATCATCTACTGTTGTGTAAGGATATTTACTCGTTGGTTGGGACTTCAAGGTTCCAATCAGACTTAGAACGAACAGGAATAGGAGTATTAAGTTTTTCTTCATAAGTTTCTACCTGCTCTGTTAATGTAGAAACTTGTTCTGTTAATTGTTGATTTTCAGAAGATAGTTTCTGGTTCTCAGATGACAGGGTTTGGTTTTGCTCAGTTAATGTATTGTTTTCTTCTACCAATGAAACATTTTCCTCAACAACCTCAACATGGCCTCCACCAGCCACAAACACATCTGCTACAACCAAAGTAACAACTAATAATAAAATACCATATAAAACTAATTTCTTTTTCACTTTTTACTTAATAAAATGATTTCTCTTAAATCTCTTAATGCTTGTGTGTTGTTATCTAAAGATGTTTGAATCTTACCTGTATCAGTCTTAATATAATCATTTAATTCTTTTTGTAAGTCCTCAACTTTTTTCTTTAGATCATCCTCTGATTTTAATTGACGTTTAAGCATATACCAAAGTACAGCTCCTAAACCTAACACAATAACTCCCAATGCGCCATATTGGGTTAATACCTCAAATGGTCCAAAGGAAGCAGCTGCTTGTAAAAATATAGTTAATTGGGTCATTTTCTATCTCTTAATTCTTTTTCTAATTCATCAATTTTGGCTTGCATTCTATCCTTTTCAGCCATATTACGTTTAAACATATACCAACCAACAGCTCCTAAAGCTAATACTACTAAACCTAAAGCACCGTAGTTAGTTAATTGCTCAAATACTCCGAATCCAGCTGTTGTTGCTTCTAAAAAAATTTGTGTCATATATTTTTATTTTTTACTATGTAAATAATTACTCATTATATTTCCAATTGCACCTGTCTTTTGACGAATGAATATCCATTCATCTTTAACTATTTTATGTCTTTTTTCAATATAGTGGATACCCATAACACCTATAATACGTCCATCTAAATCAGTTAATGCTAATAAATAAATTGATTTACATTTACCACCAGTTGTTGTATTAAGTAGGTAAGAGTTATTATACTCAGCATCTTCAATTATAACCTCACCATGTTCATATAATTCAGATAATGGTTTATTAAATAATGATACTGGTATATTTTGATATATATTTTTAACTGATTCAATATTTGGATTTAATACTTCATAGAATATAGAGAATTTTTGAATTGATTTACCAGTTGGATAAAAATGTCCTCCATTATGAAATTGAGCTATGAATATTTGATCACAACCTAACTCATCAAGCATAATATCTAATTGATGTTCAATTTGTTCATTATACTTAATAGACTCAGGTAGTGGGTCAGTTGAATTTTTTTTCTTAAATCTACTTTTAGTCCATTCTAAAATTATAGGACCAAACACAGATGTAATAAGAGCTATTATTACAGGTATTAAAATATCCATTATTATATTTTACTTTAATAAATTATAATACTCATTAAAATGCTTAATACGATCTGCTAACCCAATAGTACCACCATTAACTCGTTTGGTTACTGCTGTTACAGTTGCTTCATCAGCACCTTTATCACAAATAGACCAAAGTTTATTTGAATCAAAGAAAAACGCTGCTGACGCTAATGGATATTTAGTCGCTACTAAATCAGGGTTAGCAACTGTATCTTCCCCTATAAATTTAGCGAAATTAGTATAATTAGATTTACCAGTTAATTGAATATATCCACGTCCACGAAATTTATATCCTTCACCTGTTGATTCATCTCCATTTCCCATTCTCAATCCATAAACACGTGAAGCAATTTTTTCAGGTTGTTTAGCATATGATTCAGCTAAATTACCAGGAAAGTATTTTGGGAATACTCTCATCAATCCACTTACAGAATAATTTAAGTTTTCACTTACAGATTTAAATCCACCTGATTCATGACCACATTGTGCTAAGAAATGAGCTAAACGTAATGGGTTTGTAATATTAAATTTAGCTGCTGTGTCTGGTATTTGAGCTATTACAGAGTCAGGAATATGTCCTTTAAGAGCATCTAACTTAAATGATGAAGGTGGAATAACTACTGGGACCGCCGCTGGGGCTACTGTTTGGGTTCCAAACATTTTACCCCAAGTACCATCACCAACAATACCATCTGCTGTTAAACCATTAGCTGCTTGCCACTCTTTAACTTTAGCTTCAGTCATAGGACCGAAATTTCCATCAGCAGTTAACCCTAATTTAATTTGGAGTTGTTTTACTTCTTCTCCTCTTGATCCGTTTTTAAGTAACATAAATAAATATTTGACAATAAATATTATCTAGACTCCACCTGTGTAAAAGAAGCTTCATCTTTAGTTAAGAAAAAAGCTAAACCTGAGCCCACAGCTACTAATACTAAGTCTTTATTTAGGTTACACACTTTAATTTCACCACCAACAGTGAACCTAGAGTCTAATGTCTCAATAACATTATATACTCTAGGATATATTTTTACCTCACTCAGTTTCATTTTCAACTACTCCTACTTTAAATTTTCCATCTTCATAAATCAAAAACTGAGTTGATGTATCAAGTGTATCAATAAAATAATATCTACCACCTGTCGATTTACCTTTAATATCAATTTTTTTAACAGCAGTATGACCTACTACTTGAATATACTCTTCTTTTAAAAATGTATCTTGGTTACCAGCTATCAATGCTTGAGGGCGAATCCAAATTGGTGTTTGTGTTTTAGAATTACCATAAGGATCA